AGAAGGATGTCGCCTTGGTCGCCAATTACTAGCGTATATGCATTAGCAGAAAAAGTTGGTGTCACTAAAGGCTGAGTGATAACAGCATTCGTTAGCGTTGCACCTGAGATAGTTGGTGATGTACCAAATACAAGAGCGCCTGAGCCAGTTTCATCTGTAACTGCAGCAGCAAGATTTGCAGATGATGGCGTCCCAAGCCATGTGGCAATACCTGTGCCAAATGATGTAATGCCAGTTCCACCATTGGCAACGGATACAGGAGTTGAAAGCGAGATAGTGCCGCTTCCTGTAATTGTGCCACCTGATAAACCAGTGCCAGCAGTGACGCTAGTTACTGTTCCAACTGCAGCATAACTCAATGAGTTCCAAGCAGTTGAACCATTACCAATTTTTATCTTGAGAGTATCGGTTTCAAGTCCGAGTTCTCCACTGGCAAGAGTTGGATTTGCGGTACTCCATTGTGTTGCTGTACCGCGTCTAAATTGAATTTGAACTGGCATTTTTTCTCCTATGCTCCGCCACAATCAATTGTGGTCAATCCGCCGTAATTGCTATCTGGTGCGCCACCATCTAGGTTTATGTAGGCTTCTCCTTGTGGTCCTGTCGGTCCAGTAGAACCTGTTGGACCAGTCGGACCAACGGGGCCTTGTTTGCCGACAATTGCCAACTCCCAAGTGCTACCGTTCCAATACTTTATTGTGGCCATCAATAGTCCTTTGTTTGTAACATAATGCTGAAATACTTGTTATGAAAGTAAAAGTTTTGCTTCTTCTTCAGTGATGCCTATTGTTTTGATTAGTTTTTACCTAATTTAAGTCCTGCTGGAATTGGCTTTGAATATTCCCACTTAGAAATATATTGAATTCCATCTCCGTCATCATTCAATGTAACAAAACCTTCTTTATCAAAATCCCTGTCAGTTAATTCAGGATAAACATTTGTGATAATGTTAAATAAATCATTCATCTTATGCTCCTAAATATTGACAAGAAAAGCGTGTCGTATCTGTGATATTGCCGTTATTGTTTCCAGGATTACTATAAACAAAAAACTCAAAATAATCACCAACGGCGGCATCTAATATATGTGACATTGTAAAACCAATAACATCAGTTTGATTTTTCCAATAAACATTGGCAGCACCAGCGGCAACCGCGCTTCCATTTTTTCTCATATTTGTCTGCAAATGACCTGTAGTTCCAGCACCCGTGAAATTGCCAGAAATTACGAAAAGATATTTTCCAGCCTTACCTGTTGGTATTGTAATTCGTGAATTGTTAGTCGAATTGTTATGGAAAGCATCTGTATCAAAATCTTCGCCATCAAAAGAAATTACGGTGTTAGTTACATTAGTAATGGTTTGGTCTACTGATTTTGTTAATTTACAACCAACAAAAGCAGAACTAGCAGCAGCCCATTTCAATCCTGTCGCCGTACTTGAATCGGCAGTGAGGACCGTGTTATTCGCTCCCACTGGTAAGCGGTCAACCGTAGTTGAATAAGTAGCGATGTCACCTTTGGTCGTCAACGCAGATGGACCAGTTGCACCTGTCGCACCTGTTGCACCAACTGCACCATTTGAACCACTTGGTCCTGTTGCACCTGTTGGTCCTGTTGCACCTATTGGTCCTGTTGCACCTGTTGGGCCAACAACTGATGACCAAACAGCATCGTAATCAGAGTTTGAAGCCTTGACTAACGCTTGGCCAGTAGTTCCACCAGCAGGAACAACTGCATCACCAGGTTCATCAGTATCAACCCAGAGAACATTTGTTGATGTAGGAGCAGATGGAGAAAACTCAACACCTTGTGGTCCTGTTGCACCAGTTGGTCCTGTGGCACCAGTAGCACCTACTGGTCCTGTTGCACCTGTTGCACCTGTTGGTCCTGTTGGACCTGTAACGCCATCAATACCTGTTGGACCTGTTGCACCAACTGGGCCTGTTGCTCCCACTGGTCCTGTTGCACCGATTGGACCTGTAGCGCCAACATCACCTTGAATGCCTTGTGGACCTTGAGGACCTGTGGCACCTGTTGCACCAACTGGTCCTGTTGCTCCAGTATCGCCTGCAACTCCTTGTGGTCCTGTAGCACCGATGGGTCCTGTTGCACCGATAGGGCCGCTTGGACCAGTGGCACCAGTGGCACCATCTACACCTGCAAGTCCTTGTGGGCCTGTGGCACCGATAGGTCCAGTTGGACCTGTCGCGCCCGTGGCACCGTCAGCACCGTTTGCGCCCGTGGCACCTATCGGTCCAGTTGCGCCAATAGGTCCAGTTGGACCTGTTGCGCCTGTGGCTCCGATGGGGCCTGTGGCACCCGTTGCACCAGTTGGTCCTTGTGGACCTTCTGCTGCTTGCAAAGTTGTGATGACATATGAGAAATGAGTTACACCTTGTGTGACAAAACTAAAGTTATGTGAACTACTATCAGTGTTGACGCCATAAATTTCAACAATCATTCTCTGACCAAGAGAGACTGTTGTTGTTGGTAATGTGATGTCAGTATTTGCAGCAACTGGATTTGAACCATTGTATCCAGCCAATGTTGAATCTGAATCACCAATTGTTGAAAGAACAGTTCCGGAATTATCAGCAAGTTTCAATCTGCAAAATACTTCAAGTCCATCATTGCTTGCTGGCTTGAGCATAAACAAAGTGAAGCGTTGTGTTCCACCTGGAATCAATGTAAAATCAAATGGAGTTGAAATATACGAAGCAATAAGAGAAGTTGTATTGCCAGGAATGTTGACAGTTGTTGTGCTTTGTGCAGCAGCAACTGGGTCCTCTGAAAGTTGCTTATATGAACCAACTTCGGTTACTGAAGAATTGAAATAATAATAACGGCCAGCAACAATTCCTTGTGGACCTGTTGAACCAGTTGCACCAGATGGTCCTGTTGCTCCAGTTGCACCAATTGGTCCTGTCGGACCTGTTGCTCCCGTTGGACCTTGAGCGCCAGTAGCACCTACTGGTCCAGTTGAACCTGTGGCACCAATCGGTCCTGTTGCACCAGTTGCACCAGTTGGACCTTGAATGTTTCCGACATTTTCCCAAGAACTTGTTACAGTATTCCAAACATACAAATCACCAGCGCCAACAATGTATGCATCGCCAGAATTGCCAGTTGGATGTGCTGCTTGCAATGCAGCAAGAGTTGGATAAGTTCCAAGAATTTGAATTCCTGCACCTGTCGCACCAGTAGAACCAGTCGCACCAGTAGCACCTATCGGTCCAGTTGCACCTGTTGCTCCAATTGGACCAGTAGCACCTTGTGGACCTGTTGCACCGATATTTCCTTGAGGACCAGTAGCACCAGTTGGACCTTCAATACCTTGCACGCCTTGAATGCCTTGAATACCTTGTGCGCCACTTGCTCCAGTTGCACCAGTCGCACCGACAGGACCAGTTGCTCCTGTTGCACCTACTGGACCAGTTGCACCATCAGGACCTGTAACACCAGTTGCACCAGTAGCACCAACAGGACCTGTTGCACCTACTGGACCAGTTGCGCCAGTTACACCTTGAATTCCAGTTGCACCTGTTGCGCCAGTTGCACCAGCAGGACCAGTTGCACCAGCAGGACCAGTTGCACCTGTTGGACCTTGTGGACCAGCAACGCCAACATCGCTGACAACAACGGTGTTTGTATCCTCAAAAATTTCAATGTTATTAGACACGGGTTACCTCACCTGCAACTGTGATTTGTCCTTGGAAAAGTCTTGTGACAACTCCACCCGAAGCAATTTCTAAATCATAAACATAATATCCAGCATCTAAATTACCTGTTTGAGTAGCAGTTGCTGACAATACAAGTTTTCCTAGATTGCCAGTGATAACGATGCCACCATTAGATGTAGTCAATGTCAAAACAGCATCATCAGAATTATAGTTCTGACGCAATTGCATCGCTGCTGTATAGCCAGTCAAATTGATGGCTGCTCCATTTGAATCTTTGTAAAGAACATTGAGATTCCAATTGGAGCCTTGGTCCATTGTAAAGTTGTAAATACCTGCAGTCATTACTTCTCCGTTGCCCAGACTAAGAATCCGCCAACCGCTATCAACGCCAGCGGAACGGAAATCATTGCAACCCCGACTGTAAATAAAGCCACACCAAGAACTTCAGCGGCGATTGCCCAATCTATTTTCTTCATTGTGGCTCCTTAGAGATTGAGTGAAAAGAATTTTGGAACTGGTTGCTTAGGCTCTGGAGCCTGGGTAGCGCGGTCATAACCGAAGATGCTGGCAACAGCAGCATCAATCTTGCGCTTACTTGAAGATTTGCTAACCATCACTCCGCGTGATGATTGTTTTGTTACACAGTTATTGACATGGCGAGCAAGTCTTTCATCGCCATCGTGAGTGAAGGATTGATTGACAACCGCTTCATAAAATTTCTGAGTTGCAGGCACCATGCGCTCTGCAGAGTTTGGATACGAGACTACTGGCAGTCCTTCTTCGTCAAGAACCATAAAGGTTCGCTGCCATCTGGCTGGGTCGAAAACAATTTCTCGCACACTAAAGCGACTATCGCGTGCAGTGTTGATGATTGTTTGTTCGACTTCTGCGACTGGTACATGCCAGGTATTGTCTGCATCTACTGGCCTTTCCCATAATCCAACAACCATCAAATGTGGTTTTTCTCCGCCAAGTAACCAGGCAACCAACGCTGTTGAGTCATTAGAGAATGCACCATCAAATGCCAAGATAACTTCTTCACCTGGTTCTGATGTTCGCTCTTTATCTTCCAACGCTTCCCAAGTTCCGTGTGGAAGCCAGGCGGTTTGAGTAGATGTCCAGATGTTCAATCGTTTAGTTTTGAATTCTGCTTCTGGAGTTCTCAATACCGCGCTGGCAAAATCATCGGCTGCGCAAATGTCGCCGTATCCAGGGTTTGCTAATTTCCACGCATCTTCTGTTTTGTAATCAAGGGTTTCATCGCCTTCATACCAAGCAAAGAAGAATGATGAATCTTCAATTTCACCTGATGCAATGCGCTTGCCATAATTGTAAAGGTCATAGCACAGTGAATCTTTACCACTTGAATCTGTCTTAACACCAGCGGTGGTAATTGCCACCAACATTGGCTCTGTTCGTGCGCCCATCGCAAGTGACATTACATCAAAGAGTTCACGATTGGGCTGTGCGTGCAATTCGTCAAAGGCAACAAAGGTTGGTGATAGACCTTCTTTAGTAAATGCTTCGGCTGAGAGAACGCGATAACTTGCACCGTTTTTTGGATTGTAAATTGCATCGCGATAGACCTGCAAGAATTGCAATTCTGGTTCCAAGCGAATCATCTCTTTTGCATTATTGAAAACAATGCGGGCTTGGTCACGGTCAGCGGCGCAAGAATAAATCTCGCCACCTGACGGACCCAGTGCCAAATGCTCAAGAGCCACAGCAGAAAGCCACGCTGATTTACCTTGCTTGCGGGGAAGCCCAATCAAGGCAATCTTATGTTTCAAATATCCATTGTCTTTGACAGCAAAGAGATTTTGAGTCAGTTCTCTTTGCCAATCACGAAAGATTAAAGGCTGGCCAGCATTGCCCGCAACAGAGTCTTTAGTTATCTTGCAAAGCGTTTCAGCAAAGTCAATAACTTGATTGCCACGGCTGTGTTGGTATTCATTATCTGAAACCTTTGACAGATACTTTGGTGGCCATCCCCCAATGGCAGTCATTAATCAGTTCGTTTCTGCCTACGGGCAATAAGTTGGTCCAGAGCGCTTTGTTTTTGCACCTCAGCAACTCCTAACTTAGTTCTTGAAATTGGGTCAAATCCAATTGAGGATAGCATAGAAACTATTTGTGATTCTAAGGACCGCAACGCTACGCGGTCGCGCCAATCACTACCTTTGAGAACTTGAAGACGCAATTGAGTTCGTTCATCCATAGACTCACAAAGCAAGATGACCATTTCTAAATCTGATGCTGGACTAATCCAACTTTTGCCTTCATCCCAAATGCGGTTCCAAAGTTTCAAGCCTTCAGGGCCAAGTGGCCGTGGCGGTGTTGGTGGCTCTGCGGCCATTGGCAGCGCCACTACGTTTTTTAATTCTGGCAGCGGCCGCTTGCCTGGATTGCCAATCTTACGCTTTAACTCATTAGGCTTTGGCGGATTCGGCATTCTGCACCAGCACTGCTTTCTCGCCCGTCAAATTTTCCCATCGCTTGATGATGACATCGCAATAAATTGCATCTAATTCCATTGCATATACTGTATGATTTGTTTTTTCTCCAGCAATCAATGTAGAACCAGCGCCTGCAAATACATCAATAATTTTTGCATTTTCTTTAATGAAAGACAAACACCAAATCATCACTGGCAAAGGTTTCATTGTCGGATGAAATTTTTGTTCACCTGACCAATGATGTTCAAATAATCTAGCCTGTTTCCCCAAATTTGTCCAAGCCAATTCAAATTCACTAAAACTTAAATTGTTTATTTTTTTATACCAACAAAGCCAATGATTAGTAGGTGGTAATTCATCACTAAAATAATTTCCACCCCATATTATTTGTATTGGTGCAAGATTTAGAATTTTTTTTATTTTTGGTTTTTCTTTATCCCAATTTTCTCCGCGATGATATGTGGCTGGATTTTCTTTTGTTTTTCCTAATTGCATTTTATTTGCATTGATGCCGTAGGGCGGGTCGGTAATTAAAGCATCCATTATCTCGCCATTTATTAACTTTGCAATTTGCGCTTCATCAGTGCTATCGCCACACATCAGGCGATGGCGACCAAGTTGCCAGATGTCACCAAGTTTTGTTACTGGCTCAACTGGTGGCTCTGGTATTTCATCTTCGTCAATTTCTTTTAACGGTTGCTCGCTTTCAATCTTGGCAACCAATTCTGCTACCGCATCATCAGACCAACCAGCATCACGGACAAACTCAGGTACTACTGCGTGGACTTCTTCAATTAAATCAATCAATGCTTGTTCATCATAACTGCCAAGTTCGGCGGTGCGGTTGTCTGCCAGTGCATAGGCTTTGGCTGTTACGTCATCGTCACCGACAAACGCCACAGCGATTTCGCTCCAGCCTAATTTCTTTGCGGCTTGCCAAGTGTGATTGCCAGCGATGATTGTTCCATCATCTTTGCGTGCCACGATTGGCTTGCGCTGACCGAAACGCTCCAGCGATTTCGCCACCGCATCCACGTCACCTTTGCGTGGATTACCAGGCAAAGCCTTTAAGTTTTCAATTGGCGTGGCCAATGAACGCAGGCTTTCTATTATCATTTTTTATCCCCGATTTCTTTATTTTTTTTCAAATCTGAAAACATCTGAACTGCGACAGCGTGCGAGGTGA